TTATCGCCGTCCGCGCACCACCCGGCCAATATCGCCATCATCGCGAAGGTCACGGGCAAGATTGCGTTTATACCGTTCATCGACAAAGCGTCCGATCTCATTGCCGAACTGACGCCAGTCCGCACTGTTGGTGGTGGTCTGGGATCCGGTGTCTGAAATCGTGATGTTGACCTGAACGCCGCCAGTCGGATTCACCGCGCCTGAGTGCAGCCCGCTGGCTTTAACACCCAAAGAGCCATCAGCGGCACGTTGAAGGGGAATAATCGCTTCAGGGCCGTCTTCACCCATTAATCCGGCCCCACTGGCGAACCGAAACATCGTGGGCGAGCTGACGATCGAATTACTGGAGGCACTTAAGCCGCTGGCATAAATCCCACCTTTGGCGTTTGCAGTTGTGCCGCCACCGAACAGGCTGGAAAAGCCGGACCCGATCGACCCCAGCAATCCCCCTGCCCCGCTGAACAGATTCGAAGCTGCCGCCTGAACGGCGACTTTCTCGATCATTTGCAGAACGGACACGCTCCATTGACGCCAGCTCACCGTGTTTCCCTCTAACGCGGAATTCACGTTATCCAGCGCTGAACTCATGGCCGAACTGACGTCACTTTCAACGGTTGAGGATATGTCACTTGTTTGGTCCACCCAGTTCTGAAATCCGGTTGTCGCGCCGTTCAGCCAGTCACCCTGAAGGGAATCCAGCTTTTTATAGTAATCCTGCTGATCGCTGATGCGTGTCTGAAGGGCTTTCTGAAGGGCATTCGTTTCGCGGGTGTAAACATCGGCGTCGATATCGCCGCGCGTCCGCTGATTATCCAGATCCTGTTGCTGCTGAAGATAATCCTGGCGAATGGAAATGATATCCTGAAGGCGTTGCTTTTCCTGATCGCCCAAACCAAAACCCGATGTGTTCACGTTATTCGACGCGCGCGCGTTCTGATTCTGGTTCTGAAGGTTGGTGATGTACTGCTGAACGGTCAGATTATCCTGATTCGCCCTTTTCACTGCGTTCAGGCGATCGACTTCGGTCGCCAGATCACGCAAGCGGGTTTTCTGGGCGTCGTTCAGGTTTTTAAGATTCCCGCTCTCCAGATTAAAATTCAGCTTCTGAAGTTCTGTCACCTGCTGCCCGCGCTGCGCACTGGTGTTAATCGTGGCAATCATGCGCTGATATTGCAGCGTTGCGGAACTGTAGGCGCTGGCCAGCTGCTTCGCGGCCTGATTAGCGGTATTGGTCTGACCCTGATCGAGCTGAAAGTTTTTCGGGGCAACAGTCGCGGACTGGGTCGGTAAATTGATATTTCCCAGTTTCAGGCTGTTTGTGCCAGATTGCTGTTGTGCATTGTAGGCGGCAAAGCCACCAGCACGGAACCGATCACCGACCTGTGTCAGTAACGAGGTGAACTGAGCGGCGCGAGAGGCGATGATCCCAAAATCCGCCACCAGATTTGCCACACCGCCCACAAGCTTGACCAGCCCCTGAAGGACAACGGGATCGGTGAAGACCTGACGAATCTGATCGAGACCGCGCTGAAGCGGGGATAAATCCACCTGAGCAAGTCCGGTGGCAATCTGTGTTTTGAGTCCTTCAACCTGCGCATCCAGATCCCGGAAGAAGTTCGACACCCGAACCAGCCCCTGAATCTGATCTTCATCAGGAGCCAGACCATAATCTTTCGCATCTTCCTTGAATTTGTTCAGCTGTTTGTCATTACCCTGCAACAACGGAAGCAGGCGCGACCCGTCATTGACCAGACTTTCAAGGATATTGGTTTTCCCAGCCGTGGAAAGGTTCGACTGATCGAGCGCATTCCCGATTTCGGTCAGAATTTTATCGGGTGACAGTTTCTGAAGTTTGGCGGCGGATAAACCGAGCGTATCAAGCGCCTGCGCGGCATCACCCGACTGATTGATAACAGCATCACTGATTTTATCGTTGATGTCTTTGAAGATATCCGAAATCTGATCGCCTGCGATACCTGCCTGTTTCGCGGCATATTGCCACTGAAGAAGGTTCTGGGTGGAAATGCCCAGAGATTTCGCCCAGCGATCGGTTTCTGCCACCTGATCGGCGGTATTCTTGACCAGAGATAACGTGGCGGACCCGATCCCTGCGGCGGCACTGCCAGCGGCAACCGCCACACCGGCAAGCGCGGCCCCGACTTCAAGGGCGGCGGCTTTGGTGTTCCTACGCCACCTGTCAGCGGCGCGTTCGGATTGGTTCATGCCACTGATAAAACCGCCGACTTTAGCGATCAGGTCAATTGTGAGTGTTCCGAGGGATCGCGCTGCCATAATTGCCCCATAAAAAAACCCGCCGAAGCGGGTTAGTTTTTACCGGTAGGACCGTAAACACATTTTTAACTCTCGTATGTATTCATCCCACATATATTCCGGCATCGCCGAATAAAGTTCGGAAATCTCATTATAATTGTCATCAAACAGTTCATGAGCGGATTTATTCGGATCTTTATGAATAAACGACAGAGCCTGAAGTAAAATCGCCTCGTAATTTAATCGGGGCTGGTTTTTCGGCCATTCAATAATATAAGGCCGACCTTCTCTAAGGAGTCTGGCGCGTTCGATATGATCATACTTCTGATAAGACCGATGATTGACAAGATATCCACCCCAGAACGCCATCACGAATCCCAGTATGATAATAAAATCAGAACCGTGGATTTTATGAAATAAGTGATTGTGAACAAGGATGTGATGAAGAGAAAGCAATGTGACAAAACAACCAATTAAAAATAAGATGTAACCTTTAAATGTATATCGTTTCATTTTGGCCTCTTTATTATAAAAGTGATGCCAAATCATTTTATGAAAGTGTCATTTAAAGGCTTAACAAAGGAAGCGATATCCGTTGCATCAATGCCAGGTGTTCATGGCATCTTCCAGCGAAATCGGGCCATCATCTTCTTCGGGCTGTTCGTCGGTGAAATGCTGGGTGAAATCGGTCGGTTTAAAGGTGGGGGTTTTCGGATCGCGATTGGTGTTTGCGATAACGCTTGAAACCACCCCGCTTGCCCATTCGGTTCTGAGACCGGGATTCAGTGAACCGTATTTGTTGCGGTAAATCGCCCACAGTTTGAATTCAGGTAACGAAAGCGATTCTTTGGCCTCAGCAATGGTCCGACCACCGATCCCGTTCAGCACTAGCTCACACCAGAATTCGTCTTCTTCTGTGAGCTGGTAGCCTTCCCCAGATCGTTGACCTCCTGAATCGCTAACAGCAAGGCGATAGTCAGTTGACCATCGAGCGGCCCCCGATCGGGATCGGCCTCGCCAGTGATATCCGGCACGGTAAAGACGGGTTTCCCGTCTTCATCACAAATCGATGCCGCGATGCGACCGGCAATGCCATCAATCTTGCCCCCGATGGCCATAATATCCGATGTCGCGGTTTGATAACCCATCGGGCGGATGAATACGGTCGCCTTAAAGGTGTCTTCACCCTGCTGCCATTCAATTTCACGTTCCACGGGTCGACCTGTGAATGCGCCCATGCTTTTGAGGTTTTCGAGTGTCAGCTTCATTTGGCACCAATAAAAAATCCCGCCTAAGCGGGATTCTGTGTTGATCAGTTCGTTAAGATGAATATGTTGTTCGGGTTTCATCATGCAACCGGAATCGGAATTGCTGTGAACCATTCTGGAAATAATCGACTTCGATAATCGCCGATTTGTGTTTTGCCATTTCGCGTAAGAATCGCTGACCGTCGATCATATATAACACGTTGTTCGGGTATGCGTTCGGCATCGTCAGATGAAAACGCTGAACCTTGCCACCATCAAAACTCACAGAGGCATAACAGCCATCATAACCACACTGAAACTGACCGTTGTTGGTGGTCAGGAACACATTCTTCACTTTCGGATGACCTGAGGTCATCTTGTGCTTCAGTGGAACACTGACCGTGCGGATCGTAAGCCATGTGTCATTGTCATACGGAAAGGCGAAACGGTGTTTTGTGCGTGATGGATTGCTGGCGTATTCTTCTGTGATATGACGAAGATCATCATCCTGATAGTGATAAAACCAGTTCTGAGTGTGTTCGACCCGTTTTGCCACGGTCTTCACCGGAAGTGCTGCCGCGACGTGTGTTGACGCCTGAGCCGTGGAAATCACTGAATTTTCCTCAACAGGTTTCGCCTCGACCGGATTCGCTTCAACATACCACTGAAAACCGATCACCGCTGCCGCCACAACCAAACCACCCTTCCAACGTAAACCTTTCATTGTTCATCCCCTTAAAATCGATTAAGAGGATGATACAATGTATAGACGGAAGGTGTCTAACAGTTTGTGCCTAAGAACCCGCTTCGGCGACTTTAGGAACCCAAATCCCCGCACCTGAACGCTGAATTGTCCCGGTGGACTGAACAACGGTGTTCGCCTGGAAATCAAAGGGGAAATCGGACACATACCCTTTGAACACATACCAGGTGCGGTCGGAAGGTAATAGCAGCCCATCAACCGCATCATCGGAACCGGTATCGTCGATCGTGGGTTCGGTGTCGCCATCACTCCAGCCAATCGCGAACACCAGATCGGACTGGTCAGCGGTTTCAGCCAGATTACTCAACATGAGGTGACTGGCATTATTCGGATCGGCATTCAGCGTAAGCGATGCCTGAGCCGGGGTCCGAAGCCCTTTCTTATAGGTTCGGGTGCTTTTCTC